CGATATGCCAAGGTGCAACGGACCGCGCCAGATATTGCTGCTCGAGCCCGCGATGCGGTGCGTGTGCCGCAAGTGCTGGCGGGATATGCAGTGGAGGGCAACGCAATGACCACCGACCCCATCGCAGCCGCGCGGGCGCTGCTCGAGCCGCTGACCGGATACACGCCTTGGCCGTGGAAAGCTTGGCAGCCGCGACACGACGAAAGCGTCCCAGTTAGAACTGACGGATTGGGGATTACCATAGCGTATGTCCATCAGGGCGCGGTCACGAGCGCCCACAACAACGCCCGCCTAATCGCCGCCGCCCCCGACCTGCGCGATACGGTCGCCACCCTCGCCGACTCGCTGGAGGCCGAGCGGGCCAAGGTCGCAGCGGCCTATGAGGCGGCGGCGAGTGTATGCAGAGAGCGTCACCTTGCTTACGCGAAAATGACTGCCTGCGCAGAGAGAAGCGGACCGTCGCACCCTGAATACATTTGCGACAGCACTTATCACCACTGGTCTGGAATATCATCCGCATATTCAGAGATGCAGCGTGATTTCAGCACCCTCACCCCTGCCGACGCCCAATCCGCCCTTGAAGCCTATGGCCGCGAGAAGGTGCGAGAGGGGATGCAGCGGGTGGCTGATGCTATCGAGAATCGTTGCTATGAAGATCCTGCCCTTGCTGGGCACGGCTTTATCGCGCTCATCCATGACGTCGTCCTCGCCGCCATGGAGAAGGAGGCCGGGGAATGAGGTTTCGCATCCGATTTCACGAGAGGAAATCCGTTGCCAGGTGGTGTCAAGGCCCTAGAATTCAGATCGGCGCATTGTCGATATGGAGCCGCGTTAATAGCGGAGGCCACAACGTCCTGTCTTGGCACAACCCCAAGAGCCTTACATGGCGCTGGCTCTGGTATATTCGATGGAAGAGGCGCGCAGGGCGGTTTTTCCACTTTAACAAATGGTTGAAACCCTACGGTGATGTCACAATAATGATCGGCCCGTTTCAGACCGGCGTTTACTGGCAGCCATCTATGTTCTTGGAAGGATCGCTGAAATGACCGACACGCGGGAACTGGTGGAGCATCTTATGCAATGGGATGGTTGTTGGCCTGCCCCAGGTCTTGAGCACGACGTAGAGATCGCCGCCGACCTCATCACCGCGCTGGACGAGGAAAACCAGAGGCTGCGTGATGCGCTGGAGCATATTGATAGGCACATGAGCCTGATTACCGGAAAAACTAGCATGATTGGGACAACGCAGCGCATCGCCAGCGCCGCCCTGCGCAGCAAGGAAGCCAGTCATGACGACTGATCTGGACCGGCTGATCGAGGCCGTGGAGGCGGGGGGAACCTGCCCATGGATGGACGCAATTAGTCCGATTGGAATCGACAACGCTGCCTTGTTCGGCGACGCCCAGTGCGGCTCCCTAGACGCTGCCGTGACGCTGCTGGAGGCGCTGCTGCCGGGGTGGGGTTGGGGGCGCATGAACGACCGAATGTTTGTCGAGCATGGCGACTCTGTGTTCAGCGCGCGAGGGCCCAGCCCCGCCCGCGCCCTCTTGCTCGCTGTGCTGCGGGCCAAGCTGATGGAGGCCAGCCATGAGTGAGCGGGACGAACTGCTTTCCAAGCTGCGGAGTTGGAATCACTGCTGGCCTGCTCCGTGGCTGGAGAGAGCGGTTGCTGCTGCCGCCGACCAGATCGAGCGCGACGGGCTGGAGATCGAGAGGCTGCGGAAGGCAGCCGAATACGACGCCGATGCAGCAAAGGGCATGACAGCGGAAGTTGACCTCGGGGATGGGGCAGTCGCGACGATCATCGACCCGCGGTCTTTCGCTGATGGGGGTCCGGAATGGGTAATGCGCTATGGTAACCCAGCCAGCATCCGCTTTGTCGCGGCATCGCTGATCGAAAGCTATGACGGGCTGCTGTCTGACACCATCACCACACAAGAGGCTGTGAGGAGTCTGCGCAAGATGCGTAACGCACGCTCCGCTCTGAACAAGGAAAACAACCAATGACCCTACACCAATTCAAAAGCCGCCCTCGTGGTGCATGGATTGTCTATCACACCGGAGATTACAGCGACAACATCGGCCTAACCAGCGTCGGAAAACTTGCCATGTCTCTGCAACAACAAGGACGCGCTATCCTGGTGCAGCGACGAATCAATGACGATCCACGTATGTATGAATATATCGCAGTGAAGGTGAAGTGACATGATGAGTTACAAAGACCGGACGTTTTGCAAGAGTGACTGCATGAACACTGATTGCTATCGTTATTTCGGTGAATATCACCGGGAGGGAGCGCGCAAATGGTGGTCGCACGATCCTGATAACGCGCCTATTGCGTGGGCGGATTTCTCGGTGGGTTGTGAGGAGTATATGGAGCCGTCAGATTGACATAATCGGACGCTGAGTGTATATCTTGTGGTCCGTCAATGCGAGGAATCATGATGTGGTGGGTTAAGTTTTGGGTGGCATATTGGTGCCATTCATTCAATGCGCTTCATAGGAGGGAGCCGGGTGAACTTTAAGGAATATCAGTCTGCGGCAGAGGAAACCGCTATCTATCCTCGTGAACATGCGATCATCTATCCTGCGCTTGGTCTGGCGGGCGAGGCTGGTGAGGTTGCAGAAAAGGTAAAGAAATGGCTGCGTGATGGTAACGTCGACGCCGGTGAATTGCACAAGGAAATCGGGGACGTGCTTTGGTATGTTTCTGCACTGTGCTCTGATTTGCAGGAGGCGTTTGGGGAAGAATACAGCATGGAAAACGCGGCGGTCAAGAATTACCAGAAACTGAAGTCGCGCCAGGAGCGTGGCGTGTTGGGCGGAAGTGGCGATAATCGCTAAGTGAAGCGACTATAATGACTGAGATTGAATACGGGCCGAAGACTCCTTTGGCGATTGAACTTGATGAGATGAAATACCGACTTAAGGGGGAGACATTCAAAGAGAGCCGGACTCGTGTTGCCAACGCGCTGAAAGATAGCGATGAACATTACCATGACTTTAGGGAGTCGCTGCTTGGTCAGTATTTCCTTCCCGGCGGGCGTGTGCTTTCTGCTGTAGGTGCGCCGCGTGAAGTTACGCCGTTCAACTGTTTCGTCAGCATGACGATTGAAGATTCCATGGACTCTATCATGGACGCCGCTAAATATGCTGCGACCACGATGCGTCTTGGCGGCGGTATTGGTTATGATTTCTCCAATATCAGGCCGCGCGGGACTAATATCGTAACGCTTGATAGCCGTGCGTCTGGCCCAGTGTCCTTTATGGGTATCTTCGACGCTATTTGTAAGACGATTTCCAGCGCAGGCCATCGTCGTGGCGCGCAAATGGGCTGTTTGCGTGTCGATCATCCAGATATTGAGGAATTCATTTCTTGCAAGTCCGACAATACTACATTGACGCAATTCAACTTGTCGGTATTGGTTACTGATGAGTTTATGAAAGCTGTTGACAACAACAGCATGTTTCAACTGCGTTTTGAGGGTCGGGTATATAAACAGGTTCGCGCGCGTTATCTTTGGGAAAAGATCATGCGTCAGACTTGGGATTATGCAGAGCCTGGTGTTATTTTTGTTGACCGCATCAATAGGAAGAATAACCTGTGGTATTGCGAGACGATTAGCGCCACTAACCCTTGTGGCGAGCAGCCACTCGCGCCTCATGCCGCTTGTCTGCTTGGCTCCATGAATCTGACTAAGTTTGTCAAGGTCGATGATGAAGGCAAGCGGTATTTCGATTACGAGGACTTCAAGCGTCGGATACCCGCAATCGTTCGCGCGATGGATAATATCAATGATATTGCAATTTATCCGTTGCCTGAACAAAAAGAATCAGCGCATAGCAAGAGGCGTATGGGTCTTGGTGTGACAGGTCTTGCTAACGCTGGGGAAGGTATTGGTCTTCGCTACGGCAGTGATGAATTCATGCTGTGGGCGCGAGAAGTATTCACCATTTACCGCGATGAATGCTACCGCCATTCGATTGAGTTGGCAAAGGAAAAAGGACCGTTCCCCCTGTTCGATGCGGATCTTTATCTGCAATCTGAGTTTGCGAAGACATTGCCTGATGATATTCGTTCTGATATTGCGCGGTATGGAATCAGGAATAGCCACCTGCTTTCCATTGCGCCGACTGGCACTATTAGCAACGTGGCTGATAACGTGTCTAGCGGTATTGAGCCGCCGTTTTCTCTGTATTACGACCGGGTTGTGCAGACTTTCGACGGGCCGAAAACAGAGCGTGTCAGTGACTATGCTTATCGGGAGTGGGGTGTTGAGGGCGTGACTGCTTTGGAGATCGACGTGCAAGCGCATGTTGATGTCCTTTGCCTAGCATCTGAGTTTGTTGATAGTGCTTGCTCTAAGACGATCAATGTTGGGGACGATGTTACATGGGAACAGTTCCAGGCTGTATATGTCAGCGCCTATGAAGGCGGTGCGTCTGGATGCACAACCTTCCGCGCGTCTGGCAAGCGGGCAGGTATCTTGACGGCAGCGGCCAGTGAGGATGTGGCAGAGCCTGCGGAAGGCGGGTCTTGCGTTTACGATCCTGTGACTGGCATCAAGTCCTGCGAATAACCCGCGCTGCATAACTTGATAATTTTGCAAGCCGTCACTATATAAGATAAGTGGCGGCTTGTGAGGTTTTATGGAGCGTAATAGAGAAGGGTATCTTGTTTCAGATACTCACAGAGAATGCACTGGATGCGGTGAAATTTTCGAGATAACTAGCCGTATGACTTTATGTAAGAAGTGCAATAGCAATAGGGTTAAGTCTCAGACCCCTGAGTGGCGTATGTGGCAAAGGGCCAAGCAGCGATGCAAGAATAGTGGAAGGGAGTTTACATTGTTATGTTCAGACATAGTAATACCTGACGTTTGCCCTATACTTGGAATGCCTATTAACATGAATAGCGGAAGGTCAGGTGCTTACAAAAATTCGCCAAGCCTTGACCGAATCGATAACGAAAAGGGTTATACACCGGACAATATTCAAGTCATAAGTCAAAAGGCTAATGCTATGAAGCACTCTGCTACGATAGAGGAGCTTAAATTGTTTGCTAAGTGGGTAACTGATACATACGGAACTTACTGACAACAGAACATCCTGCCGTATTTTATAGGTGTGCGAGATCGTAGATTTGACTTGACACCACCATCAGCCTGTCCCATAAAGGGGCAGGCTCTTATCAAGGAGGAAAGCATGAGACCTGAAGATATTGTCTGGAACCAGGCAATCGCGGCTGCAATTGCGGCGTATAAGGATGGTATCGGCGCTATCTATGCGCTGATTCGTCGGCCTGAGCATGTGGTGGATATGGAGGTGGAGCATGATTAGAGTCACATACGACGATCACATGGGTGACTGCATTAAGCCTGCACGGATGGCGCGTGGAAGCATGGGGAGGACTACCGAATGGAATGAAGACGGTAGCATGAAAGAATCCGACAGGCGATTGCTAACCATGCTGGCGCGAGGTATGGGGCAGGATGAGTATGAAGATTTGCAGTCTGCCATTGTTAGGGCCGCTGAATACCCAGATTACACTGAATTGGAACGTCTAATCTGGAAATTCCGCCACAACCCTGCACACACAGCGCCGTTCGGTCACAACTTCCTGACCGTGCATTTTGAAGCACCTGTGTTCGTCATGCGACAGATTGTCAAGCATAAGTTTCTGCGCCTGTCTGAAATGTCGATGCGATACGTTCGCGGTATGCCGGAATATTACAAACCGGAGTCGTGGCGATCAGTTGCGGAAGATGTTAAGCAGGGGAGCGGCGAGGATGTTAGTGATTGGTTGCAAAGTGATATGAATGCTGGTTTCAACCTCGCATATATCAATGACGAAACTCTCTACGATGAGATGATTACGGATGGTATCTGTGCAGAGCAAGCCAGGATCATGCTTAGGCTTTGCCACATGACACAGGGCTACATGTCTGGTAGTATGGATGCGTGGGCTAATCTGGTGATCCAGCGTCTTGATCCACATGCGCAGTATGAGACGCAACTGTTTGCGCGTCAGGTAGACTCGATCTGCGAAGAAATCTGGCCTATTTCGTGGCCCGCTCTGACCGAAGGTGTTGCAAGATGACCACGCAAGAATTGATTGACCTACCTTATGCTGGTATGGCGGAGAAGGAACTTCGGCGGTCTGGGAAATGGGTGGCGGAATACACGTTTGATGATTTCCTGGAATGGGCGTCAGACTTTCGCATTATGATCGTCCGTGGCGGCAGGTTGATCGTTGATCATGACGGCGAGAGTGATATTGAGGATTCGGTTAGATATGCAATGGAGGCATACGCATGAAACTTGAAATCGAACATAGCGACCTTGTTAAAGCCATGAATTCCGCCGCGTCTGTGGTGGATAAGCGAAACGTGGTTCCGATCTTGGGTCATGTCAAGATCGCCACCAACGGCGCTTCTGTGCTGTTCACGACGACGAATCTTGAGGCTGAAATCCAGGTCAAGAAACCGGCTAGCGTGACCAATGAAGGCGTTACGACTGTCAGTGCCAATCTGCTGAAAGACATTGCAGCGCGAATGCCTGCCGGTAGCATGGTATCAATGGAGATTAAAGACCATGACCTGATCGTGAAAGCTGGCCGTCAGCGTTACAAGATGGCTACGCTTGATGCTGATGATTTCCCCGAACTGTCGGCGCAAGGATTCGAATCTGAGCAACAACTTGACGGCAAGGCGTTTGCACACATCCTGTCGCGCGTAAAAACCGCCATGAGCAAGGAGGAAACCCGATACTACCTAAAGGGAATTGCGATGCAATATCGCGATGATGCTTTTGTGTTCGTGGCGACTGATGGTCATCGCCTTGTCAAGGAATCGCTATCGGGAGAGTCTATTCCTGACGTGATTATCCCCGACGCTGCCGTGCATGTTATGGAGCGACTAGCCGGGGATGCTGATACCGTCACGCTGCATGTATCAGACTCGAAGGTTAAGATCGACGCAGGTGATACAGTTTTCACCAGTAAGGTAATTGACGGGACGTTCCCTGACTGGACTCGCGTGGTTCCACCGCTGTCTGATAACGTCATGTCTGCTGATGCCGGTCAGATCAATATCGCAGCGTCAGGCGTTGCGGTAGTGTCGGATCAGCGCACAAAGTCTGTCAAACTAACTATGTCGCCAAACTCTGCAAACCTGTCCGTTCGCGGGGCAGACAACTTCGGGGAGGGCGATGTGGATTGCGAGTGGAACGGCGAGGATGGATTTGCGATTGGGCTTAACGCGCAGTATCTTTCTGACGTCCTGAAGCTGGCAGATAAAGGGACTATCCGACTGCATATGTCTGGCGCTGGAGATCCGGTTAGGGTTGTGTTTGATGAATCGCCAGAAACGGTTGCTGTCGTTATGCCGATGAGGATTGACAGTTAAGAAAGGGGCGCATTAGCGCCCCTCTCCATATTCAAGCTGCAATATCAACTCAGCGTAGTGGATGATCTTTCTAACATCCTCTGCGCCGTTTTTGTCTTTGTATCGTGTGGCATATTTGATGATGTTGCCAGCCAGGAAGTCAATTCCATTCTTGTGGATGTATTCAACCGGCTGGATCTTGTTCTTTCTGTAATGATCGCCCCCCTCCTGCACGTCCAAAGCACCAGCACGGCGGATCATCTGGCTATACCGCTCCTGATGTTCTTCCATCATTCACCCCTCTCAATCGGATCGTTAGCAGTAAGAATCAGCCCGCGATCCTTACTGAACACCATTGCAGTCTGATTGCGCCGTCCAGAGAACCGATAGCCATAACTGTCGGACGGACAGAACGCATCCAGGCTGTGCCACAGCATACCGCCGATACGCGCGACCTGATGCCGATGGACATGGCCTGTAAACCCATAGCGGAAATGCGTTTCGCTCCAATATGGGCACACATCAGCGACTTTATGGACGAAATTCTCAGCTTTGGCGCGGTCCCCATGTTCTGCGGCGATCAGGACCGAACCATGCCGAACCATGAACAATTCATTCGGATCTTTGACAACCACGACTCGGCTGGCATTGCGATACCGCTCAGAAAGCGCGAACGTCAGAATGTGGTGCGCGTTTGCATCATGGTTCCCGCGCTGAACACGGACCTTGACTTTCTCGTGCTTGTCAAGAAGATGCTCGATCACCCATGCAATGGAACGGATAGCTGTGTCAAGAACCTTGAACTGCCTACCATCAACGTCGAGGATGTTCTTACTGGCCGGAGTCATATTGTCCTGCGAATCAGCGTGAAGCGTATCGCCGTTTAGGATCAGAATCGCCTCGCCGCCATCAGGAACCAGAGAAGTGACGGCACTGAACGCATCGCAAATATCTCGCTCGGCATGGTGCAGGTCGTAATCCTGCCCGCCAGTCTCATCGCCCCACGAATACTGTCCGATATGCGCATCCGTCAGCACATAGAGGGTCAACAGATCGCTCGCAACCATCTCAACAGGTCGCGTCTCATACGCCGGAATATCACGGAACGCATCGGCAACCCGTTCGATCAGTTCGGCATCATCTACGGTAGATTCAGCTTTCCAGAATACCGAATCGCTAGACCCATCAGCGTTCTTGACCTTACGCCATCCGTGTCGTGCTGATGTAATATCCAAGCCACTCGATAGGATTGCTGCCCGTTGGCCGCTGGATGCCCGCTGCCATGCCCGTGCCCGCTCCAGTAGACCCTTCACCTGCCGCACCGACCTCCCCATCACATCCGCAATCTGCGCCCGTGTCATTCCCTGCGCCTGCAAATCCAGGGCTTGCTTTTCTTCCGGTTTCAAGATTATCCTCCTTGAACGCTTCAATATCCTCAATCGTCAGCATTGACGTGTCCTTTCCATAACAACAATGTGGTTGGATGCAAGTTGCCCGTTTTAGCTTTTCCTAGTCGCGGGAGGAGGAGGAAACCGCGCTGGACAGGGATCAAAACGGGACCGAAAAGACCATGTGATGACGATAAAGGAAAGCCCGCCCCAGCGCAAATGGGGCGGGATGCATGCCTACATGCTTAGCGGATATAGGTAGAGCGCGACCATTACCCGGAGGTATGCAGCCGCATTACGTCACTCGGCTGGGCTATTGATTTGCTATGCTGGCGGTATACCCAACCCGCCTTGGACCACTTGCCGCGCTCTGGAGGTGACGGCGACCGCATAAGCAGTCCTCTACACGACCGGGAAAGCCCAATCCATCCGCCACCGCCACAGAGCGGTTGGAGCCGGGCGAGGGAATCAAACCCCCACATCCTCACTACAAAAGAGGCAGGCTATCGTTACATCAGCCCGGCTATATTGGTGCCGCCTCTCGGATTTGAACCGAGACCGATGGGGGTTTTAAGTCCCCTGCCTCTGCCAGTTGGGCTAAGGCGGCGTGGTAGGTCTGGCGCGATTCGAACGCGCGATCAATCCGTTATGAGCGGACAGCTTTACCGCTAAGCTACAGACCGTTACTGTCCATCACATCTATCACAGCGATCCAAGCGTGTCAACCCCCACAAGCAGCCTTCAGTTGGTCCAGCACATACAGCACCTCACGCGCCGACACAGGACCAGCATCAGCCATTGCGGCCTGAGCAAGCGCACGGCGGTCTATCCCGTCGCATATCGCGCTATCAGAGGCCGTGACGCCGCAACCTGTCAGCAACATCACTATCATGAGCACGAGTAACGCCGTCAATACGCTCTGCTGTCGAGTCATATCCCTTAACCCTCTCATCAACGCGACCTTGTCGCCTCCCGAACCAGAACGCCACCAGGACCGCCACAACCGCCGCCAAACCCTCAAGCATCGTCGCGATCCACCTGCTTGACTAGACGACTAACAGCGCCTGCTAGACCCATCGCAGACAGCAGCCATGGACGCCATTCTGCCGGAAGCATCTCTTGCACCTCAAGCGGGATGCTTGCCCACACCAACGGCAGCGCGGCAATAGCAAGCAGGAACTGCGTAGAGTAATAGCGCCAGACGTTGCGCCAATCAGAAACCAGTTTCATTTCCTGAAGATCCCCATAATCAATTCCCAGATAACCGAAAGCAACGCCCGCCGAGGTTCAGCGCCGCCCTCAATCAGCCTAAGCGCCGCCTCAAACTTGACAGCATAACCAGCGATCTTTGCCGCTTGGTCTGTGCCGTTCACGACCCGACGCATGTCAGTGTAATTACCGTAATCAGACAGTTTCTTTCCGGTGAACCAACCGTCAGACATACCTGCTACAAGGCACATCGCAGACACACCACGATCAAGTGCACGGTCTGGATTGTTGACAAGATCAACGCCGGTTGCCACAGACGCCTTGCGGTAATTATCACGTCCAGTCAGATGCACCTGCCCACGTCCGCGATAGGTCCATCCATCATCAGTCCCCTCACGGTTCCCCATGCGCCCGTTGTAAACTTTGTTAGCAAGCGCCCTAGGATTGCGCACATAAGGCTTAGCCGCATCCACACTGGGAAACCTGCTAGGCCAAACAGCACGAATACGGGCGGCTGTCGTGTAGTTCAGCGACTCCTCATTAGGCGACATATTCAGTCCGGTCTCATGGTATGCCGTTGCAAGCATGTAAGACCGATGCTGTATAGGCAAACCCTGACTTGCCTTGATAATATCATTCAAACCGTCAACCTGTTTCTGCGATAACTTGCCGCCGAATAGGCTGTCGCGAACCGAACTGAAGAAAGCATCCGTCATTTCCGTGTCCTCTCATCCACGATCACTTCAAGCCTGGTAAGTCTATGCCCCAAAGATCGCAATTCCTTAACGACTTCCTCACCCACATCCCGCCCTTGCGCAACCCCGCGTGAATTCCACCAGATCCACAGAGCGACCGCTAAAGGAACCCCTACTGCCTGCACAAGTTGCTCGAAGGCGACACTTTCCACCTGCTTACCGCCTCGTAGAATAGCCACATATGGATTGGCAATAAGTAGACACTCGCGAACATGCCTACGATCATTTCTCCACCCGTATAGGTGGCAGAATAAGATATAGCACTGAATTGGACACAATGCAAAGCCGCGCCAGCAGCCACCATCCAGGATCGAATAGGCTTCTTAAGACCTATAATAGCAAGCGCAGAAGCACACATGCTTATCGCCGCCCACATCTTCGCAGGGAAGAAATACGCAAACGCACCCCATGTAGCCTGCTTGAAACCGTCCGCGCCTAAAGTGGCGTCATACCAAAACATCGCTCCGAACACAAACAGCGAATACTGCGTGTAAAGGATTGCTGGCCTATATCTGCTTAGGCTGTTCTTCGACAACCATCCAATACATTCACTCATTTCCGCCTCTGAAACATTCCCGCTAAGAACGCGGCAACTGCGGACCACAGTATAACATTGTTTGCCGTGCAATAAAAAATAGACCCGGCAACCGTAAAAGCAACATCAGTTACAGAATCAACAACATCAGGCGACCACTGCAATAACTCGAACGTAATAGCAACCAACATAGCAGGCCACCACCTACCAGTGATCGCCGCTATTACAATCCCAAGCAGGAAATGGCCGGATTGATTAGTAACCCAGCCATACCAGTCGTGCTCGAATGAGTCAGGTATTAGCAGCATCTAGCCACATTGTGTCAATTTCTTCTGGCGTCAGACCTAGTGCTGCACCGATACCAATGATAGCAGGATGCAAACGCTCGAATGTGGTTGCGTATTCCCACTCTATTTGCAGAGCACGATCTCCTGATGCCTCGATAATACCTTCAACCTCGTCAAGTCGCGACAGCAGTGCCAGGCGAAGTTTACGGGCGGTTAAGGTTGGCATTGATGCGCGGAGTTCTTCAGGCGTTGGGTCTGCTGGACGCTTTGGATTTCCAGATAAAAACTCAACCCATCTTGGATGTCCTTCAGAAACCATCACCTCATAGTCGCCATCAATAATTACACCTTCAACGTCATTTATATACTTGTATGTTATCATCTACTTAATCATACCTTCCTGCAAAAGGAGTCGCTACTGCGTCTGTGCCAGATGTAACTATTGCTGTAGCAGATGCACCGTTATCGCCCTTTATTCGAATAGATAAACTATCTCCTGATGCTAGATTAACATCAATATCCGTAGTCCCGTTTGTGGTCCTTGAGGACAATTCAGTAGACCCTCTAATTAAAGATACCGTCCCAGTACTGCCTGATTTAGTGTAAGACACACTTACACTTCCAGCCATGAAAACAGCACCCATTATAGGAAAATTTACCGTAGGGAATATAAGAGTTCCTGATCCTTCTCCGAGTTTATATGCACTACCTACTGTAGGTGCCACAAAAGATGATTGAGTTACCCTTAGCATAGGAGCACCAACAGCCCCCTCAGCAATCGCAACAGGATTATCCCTCAACGCATACATCAATTCAGACGTTACCGGCGCATCCGGGTCAACATCTGTGTCTGGGATAGTTTTCCAATCAGCCATGATTACACCAGTTGATATGCAGCGCGTCCGTCTGCGAATACAAGGCTAGGACCGACAATGTAAGTTCCTCTCATTTTCTGTAGTTCTGTTGATTCATTATACATGGGCCGCGTGTTTTCTGTAATTACCCCGTATCTCGCATCGAACTGGAACCGCTGGACCTTGACCAATACAGTGCTTCCACTTCTATCATCCTTGCGATAGAAAACCTGCGCAAGCCTTGGGTCAATACGCCCTGTATCATCGGTAGCAATATAGCTATTCAGGCTGATTACGTCAGTCAGAGAAGGATCGTCTTTAGCGTCAATCTTGATTGTATAAGTTACGGGTGCGAACTTATACCTGTTCAGCAACCTGCCTGTGATGATCTTTGCAGACGCATCATCGCCATGGTTCATCCATCTCGTCAGAATCTCATGCGTCTTGGACTCGTTATAATAATCAGGAGACTCCCCATCAACATAGATTGTCAGGTAGTTACGAAGGAAGTTGTCCTTATTCAGCCCCTTTGTCGGGTCAATCTGAACCGACCAAAGCGAAACTCGTGTCGCCCTTTCATCGTCATTATCCTCTTGCTCGATTGAAATGATATTATTACGATCATTCCACTCAGCAGGCAATTCATCCGGCGGATGATTGAGTTTGATCTTGATTAGTTGTTCAATCTCATCCCACCAAACTGTGATGCCAAGTTGGTTGATCTCACCAATTAGCTTTGATACGTTTTCAGGCTTGCAGATCGTGGCAGACAGGACCATGCTAGATCCCCATCTGTCAAACTCTTTCTGCCAGTTAACCCAATCAATCTGCGCAAGGGAGACGTTAGAATACTCTGTCAACATCTTCCTAATGACAGAATCAGCCCGCTCCCGGTCAACGTGAAACGCTACCTGAACAGTATCATTCGCGCTATGCTTTGCTGCCTGAGTGCCTAATTGACCTCTGGTTATGGTTAGAACATCCGCAGTCCTGGTGAACCCGACTATCTCGCTGCCTATTGTTGCATATCCAGACAGTGGATATTCAGCGTTGCCAATACCCTCTGGCGTAAGTGTCAGGGTTGTATCAGTCTCCGTAATATCAGCTAAAACCCTGCCTTGGCTGCTTTTAGGGCACAAGGCTTTCTTGTCGTCAGCAAGGGACAAAATATCCTTTGCTACAATAGTTACATCGCCGTTACTGTCAGGCCCCTTCCATTCCGACATGACATAGGCGCGGATCTTGTCATAAACCAACTGGCCTGCATCGTCGTAATGCGCCTGAATAACACGCAAAGGTCGCCCTGAATAGTTTGTGTTCTGCGCCTTCAGCTTGCTAAAGAACGTCCCTGCGTCCATTGGGTCATAACCAATACCGTCAGCCTGCGCAGCGCCAGACATGCGCTCAGACCAGTATTTATCAGTGAGAGTCCCACGGTCTGTAAAATCAATCAGGTTGACTTGCACAGAAGCGCGGCGACCAAGCGCGCCGATATTGGACGCATAACCCGCGATATTTACTTCTTGCTCATACCCGCCACAGGACTTTAGGCAAGGAATGTATTCACCGCTCTTGACTGCATAACTAGGCTCGATAAACCGCAGAGTTCTAGTGGTTTTGCTATAAGCCTGCCGGAACGTGCATGTCGGGAACGTGTTGAAGCATTTATGACGTGTAGCACCACCAAACGCGGCACCACACGCGCCCTGTCCCCAAGTAAGTGAACACGCGTCTAAGTCAATCTCGACAACCTGGACAATTTTACGCGCCAATGAATGACCTCACACCAAACGACAGCGACGACAATCTGTCGCCCTCGATAAACTCAATTACTAGAGACTCATCACTATTTGCAGATCGGCAATAGCCCATGTCATCAGGATACCTAGATGGGCAACCTGCATAGAAAAACGTCCTGCCTTGATTGTAGTGCTTCTCAAATCCTCTGATGTTCAACTCTAGCCAATTGCGGTCCAAGAAACCCATATCGACTTCGGTTTCTGCACCGGCAGACATAACACGATTGCCAAGGAAATGCCCCTTGAGTGAATCGTTATACAACTTTTCATACCTCCGCGAATGGTGCAATGGCGCATAACTATCAACAGGGGAGTGCGGGAACACTAACGGTCGTCCAAGGAAAGCAACGCCAATAGATGCCGCCGCATCAGTAATGGTAACACGCCAGTATCTAGCAGACACGCTGCCGAACAACACGATCATATCATCATCAGTCATTGGGTTAACTGTGTTCATATCAACCCATGTAATGCCGTCATCAGAATGACTGACCATAACGCCAGCGCCGCTAGAAGCAAGGTTATGTGACGCGATACCCAAGGCTGAAACTTGAGTATTGCTTCCCATATCAACAGCAAAATACCCGTCCGCTACATTAGTCCGCCAACTTGACCAAGTAGCTTCATCATTTCTGCAATTAATTGACGGATAGTTAGCGTCCGTTCCAAAGTCAGATGCACTAACAGCCCGAGTTAGGATGTTATCCCAAAGCACCATCGCCTTGCTGGTGTTTTGCGCACCAGGTTGAATAACAACAGGCATCAGAAATCCCTCGCAATAATGACGCGACCATCACGCGACTGTTCGTAAATCTGTTCAAGCATGGATTCCGCCAGATCAACCATAAAGTCAGACCCTTCCAGCCTAATCAGAACATTCCGCGTCGGCTCTTGCTTAGCAGCAATCCCAGACGAAGCCGAACCGCCCTTGCCACCCGGTTTCCCGCCGGATTTAATTGCGTTAACCAGCCCCATACCAGCCGCCAACACCTTAGCCATTGCAGCAATGTTATAGGGGAACGGCAATTCCAGCGCCTTGGCAGCGCCTTGATATGTGCTGATAAGCGCACTAGCAGCGCCGAAAACTTTCTGCGCCTTTAGGAGTTTGTCATACCCGCCGCCAGCCAACTCATTAAGCTGGCCCATATGGTTAGCCAAGCCGTTCAGTTCAGCCGACCATCTGGAGTTGTTAAGATCAGCCTCTTGATTGATCCTGCCCCACATCAGCGCGGTTGCTTGCGCATTATATTGATCCTGAGTAATCCTGCGCGCTTCCAGGTGAGCCTTGAGTTGTTCAAGGTCCATGTCGTATTGCAACTGCTGACGCTCGTATTCCGACCCGAAATACATCTGCCGCAATTGCGACTCAAGCGTCATATATTGCTCTGTGGTGATAAGTCGCTTCTCTAGCGCAAGTTCAAGCTGCGCCTGCCGTTTCTCCCATTCTGCGACCTGGAACAGACTGTCACGCTCCATTAACTCACGGAGCGACTGGAAACCTTTCTGTGACGCACGTAGTTCGGCAGCGGCCTTCCTTTCCGCAGCCTTTGCAGCGCCTTTACCCTCTGACTCCTTCTTGCGCCTAGCACGTTCTTCTTCAGCAAGGCGCTCCCGCGTCTGCCCCAAGCTATACTGCGCGTCAGCGGCCCTATTCGCCGCAGCCTCTTCCTCTGCCAGCATCCGGATTTGAGTCTTGTAACCGGTGTCCTGATAGTTGCCAGCATACTGCGCAATCAGAGCCTTGCGGCGATCCATAAAGCTAGCAGCGGTTTCAAACTTCTGTACTTGCCTAGCAGCATCACCTGCCGCAACGCCGGTAGCTAGCAGACGCTCCTCAAGCTGTGCAGATACTGTCGCAATCTGGAACCCCGCGATAGCGTTAAGGCTGCGACTGATAGCGTCGATCTGCGACTTGACCGCAGCCATGTTGCGTTCCCATGCCACCGTCTCCGACGACGCATTCCCAAGCATAGCAAGCAACTGTCGGCTCGCATCCTCGGAATCAGTAAGGGATTGCGCCATCTTCCGCGCTTCATCAGCGCCACGACCACCAGCGGACGCCACCTCAAGAAGATAATTCCTGACGTGCGAAACAATGCGCACATATTCTTCAGGGTCTTTGGTATTAAATGCGGCAGACAGGCTTTGCGCCAACCCTTTAGCACTCTGCTCATTAACCCCAAGAGTTTTTTGCAGCTTAGCTGCTGTTTGGTCTAGTCTTATTATTTGCGCTTCTGCTTCAGACGCAGCAATTCTGCCATTGTCAAAAATCTTATCCCAGAAACCAGGCGCAAAACTTTCTTCCAGTTTCTTCTTGGCAAGATTCTGCTGATTTATAGCGTCAAGCCGCGCCAATTCCCTTTGCGCGGCAATCAACTGCTTGATGCTTTCAGTCACCTTTCCGTATTGGCTAACCAATTCAGCGGTGCCTTTCGGCATAGATTTCAACTTGGCATCAGCGTCCGCCAATTTTCGCATTGAATCACTCAAGTCATCCAATACTTCCTCGAATTTGCGGCCGTCTTTAGATGCAGTTAGCGCAGACTTTCCCCACTGGAAAAGTGCAGCGGTGCCGCCGATAAGCGCAAGTGTTACGGCAGTAGTGGGGTTCAGGAACATCTTGAACGCACCAGCAAGTGTCGGACCGATCTTCCTGCCCTCAGCGTTCATTTGGCTGAAGATCTGCGCGACTTGAAGGCCTTGCTGAATCATAAGCATAAATGGGTTCTGACCAGAAGCCATCATCATGCCAATATTATTCATCTGGAACGACAAGTTAGCAGCGTGGTGTGACGCAACCTGATTTGTTGCGCCGAACTTAGTTGCAGCCACAGCAGCCGCATCTAACGCGGAGCGGGTGCGCTGGAGAATCTCCACCCTCTGCTGCTCAGTAATAACCCCAGCCTTGACGGCAGCAGCAGTCCTAATGGACTCATCGCGATACTTTATCTGGGCAGCAAGCGCGGGATTGTAAGCCATGGCGAGGGACTCAATCTCGCCACGATGCTCCAGAACATACTTGGAAGCTGAGCGAAACTTTCCATCAGCGCCTCGCATCGTCTTTTCAAACTTCGCGAAGCCGTTTGCAGCCGTAATCGTAGCGGAGTTTAGTTCGCCAAGCACCTTAGCGGCACCGCGAGCCTGCGAGGAATCAATGTCGTAAACTAGAGTCGCATAATCCGCCATGACGCCCCGCAATCAGCCTTTTGCCCGTGCCCAATCCTTGCCGCTATCAAGTTTGATTGGGTCTCTTTTAGAATGCCATTTTACAACATCCGCGTAAGAATGGCGAAGCGCGCGGTCCATGACAAACATGCAATCACGCTCCCATCGTTCCAGAGTTATTGACCTATGTCGCTGCCAATTCTCAATGTCTGCCATATTGATTGGTTGCTCAATATCGCCTGACATTCCGCGAATGTCGTTAAACCACTGGATCAATTCTGAACAGCGCAGAGGAATAGACAGGTCGGGAATACGATTCTCTGCGCGATTGTGTTTGTAAATCTGCGCCTTTGACCATCCATCAGTATTCCCGCCCGTATTCCACTCTATGTCTTTTTCGATCCAGGCTTTGCACTCTTCGGCAATGCTTGCGTAAAATTTCGGATATTAGCGCAACCCTCCGCAATAAGATCAACCATCCATTTGGCGTTAGGATGATCTACGAAGAAGGTCTTAGCATCCTTATCGCAAGGCGTATTGTTATCAATGTGCGCGAAAGTATTTTCGCCCCATTCCCAACTATCAATACACTCAATCAGAACAATCCTATTGCGCTCAGCAAGAGACTTTGCGAAGTCGATCTTTTCGCCAACCGCCTCACGCGCCCATTGCTCCGATTGATACTCACGCAGCGCCTTAACGACTCGCGCCGAATCCTGCGACACAACATTAATGACAATACCGCTAGGCTCACCAGTATTCGGATTAGGAATACTGATAGGGTGCGACTTGTCGTATTCGATTACTTTAGAGAAATCCATTCAACCCTCCTTACAGTCATCAAACGATGGCAAAACACCGCCATCGAATTTAAAACTTCTAGTTGAACCATTAGCGACAACCTTAACCATAAAGTCGTCGTCGTGAAGGTTTCCGTTGTGCCATATATAAACCTGAAAGCCATCATCTCCAGAGACATCTGCTTTCATGTTGCAATATCTATACTGATCGTCCATTCAACCCTCCTTGGAAGTAATGGCGGGCCATTACAGCCCGCACTCAGATTAGGGGCCAGGAATATTGGCAGGCTTCACAAACACCGGACCCTGACGAATAGCGCCCGTGAACGTGTGAGTCACGAAATCATCGATACCGCCACCGCCATCGTTAAAGCCAGTCCACACAACACGCGCATAGACAGTTGTGGGGGTCGTGGTGCCAGTGACGCCGTCCGAATAGACCTTACGGACAGCGTAAGCAACGCCATCCTTGGCAAGCGCCATGTCGCGCAACTCGTCCTGACCCTCGCAATCCTCCATGTAAAACACGGACAGCGTGAAGTCAGTATCACTATCCGCGCCGACACCAACAAGTTTAGTCCCGTCAATGCAGTTAGCCGAAATCATTTCTGCCTCGGACGCGAACTCAGGCAATTCGCTAAGGCAGCATACATCGACATATGTCAGCGCCGAAAACTGAACCTCAGTCAGATCATCCGGCTGTGGCGTCAGGCAAATCTCGAATGCAGCATTACGGTTCTGAACACCACCGTTAGCCATCAGTCATTCCTTTCCAGTTAAGAAACCTAACGAACATTACCATATTATCCCCATGCCCTCCAATAAGCCTGAACCTCAAGCCTATTCCATGGAGCATTAAGTAAGGATGGTCCAATTACGCGGCTTCTGGCCCTGATCTTGACGGTAATATCAGAATACGAATAGGTATCATCCGGGCCGAAATGATCTGCCAACATGCTAGCTAGGCCGATATGCTGACCGAATGTCCACGAAATAGGAACCATTACGGACAAGTTAAGAACGCCGTCTAAAGGCTGCCCACAATCAGCATCGACTGGAATGATTCCGCCGTAGTCGGTTGTGATATGTTGGGCGATGATAAAACTGTCTGTCGCAACGGGATTGTAAACCTCGTTCGGATAATGCAATGGCGTATCGGTCCATTGCTTCAACCTGCCCTGTAGTGCCATCCAGATTTTTCCGGGTGCGTTCGTGATGATCGTCATTTACTTGCTAACCTCAATCTGGTTGCAGCAGCGCGCATAATACTGCGATATTTAGCACCTACCTGCGCAGCGAAGAAACGTCCTGGTTGGTTATAATAACGTCCGAGGCTATCAAAACCGGAGAATCCGTATTCCAATCGACGGTAATACGTCGCTTGGTTCATTATATCAACTCGATCACCAATTTTCAAATTGGTGATAGTTCCAAGAGATTGCTCAATTCCGCTTCTATTGCCAGACACATTAGGTGAATCACCAGGACCAGTTACAGTCTGAATCGCCTGCCCGTTTTTACTGACAACCCAAGCATCACGCAAGTTTCCGGTGTCAACTGGAGTCGCAGCTCGTAATGCGTCGTAGAAATCCATGATACCATTCTGGAACGCTTCCTCACTGCGCTGTCCCGTTTCCTTAGTCCACTTGTTTACCGCTTTCAGGAATCCCCTGCTTGTGCCGCGCTTAGCCATTACTTAATTAACCGGAATTTAAGCGAGCATCCGCAATTCACCACCTCACTAGCTGGCAATATAGGATCGTATGGGCGCGTTGCCATGTAGCCGTTAACGTCAAACAGCCCGTCAAGCCCGACAACATCAGTCCCAGCTAGTGCCAAATGTGCATCGCGCGGATACATCATGCGGCTGCTATGGACCCACGTCTTGACAATCCGATCATACGGCAACCCTAGTTTATCAGCCGCCTGTCGCCATGCCTCCATCCGGCCAGCATTATCAGCGGATCCACGCTCTGTCCGCGCGATCACCTCACCGCGATGGCGCAACAGACGGTTGCTATAGGCTTGCGTAATGCGGTCAATCTGATCCTTGGTCAGCGGGCGACCATCCTCATACGCGCGCTTAATCATCGCGTCGAATCGCTTATCCCGCAGCGTCATGCGCTTGATGCTAGGCCAGTCAGGCCACACATCCAGATAACGCCTCATGTTGGCAACATACCCTGCCTGTTGCGCATTAAGCCCGACGATACCGCCAACCCTGCGCCCACCAGGCCCCATGCGACCGGCAATATCCAGAGCCATCCTGCTATGGCTGCGGCCTAGCGCGTATCCATCTGCAACAGTCTCCCTGACAGCAGCGCGCATATCCTCCGTTATGACCGTAATCTTGCTGCCGATTTGGTCACGCGCGAATCGCTCCCCTTGCGTCGTGGCGCTATTCCAGCGCGGGCGATCCTTATACGGCATCCCGGTTATCTCGCTGATACCGCCCTCTGCATAGACCTGCACAAGCAGAACGCGCAACTCGTCAAACGCGGCTGGTTCAATGTCAACTGCGTTGAGGATTGCACCATAATCGCCAGCGTCTAATGCCTCGCGCAACTCACCGATCCGTATCTCGTCAGTGATTCGCGCCACCCCCAGACGAAACGCGCGCTCGATCTGCGCCAGCGTCGTCATCGCACAATCAGCTTGTAGATCGACACCACCCCAGCGGCAGGGACAGGCTCCACGCGCACCACAGCACGATCCTTGCCGTCAATACGCAGCACATCACCAGGCACCAGCGGCACCCAATGGGCGGCGGCGATGATAACGCGCAAGTCTGTCGCCACCAGGTCAGGATCGCGAGACACCATCTCGCCGGTAACGCCGAACACAACCGCAGGAATGTCAGTCACCGAATCGGTAACGGTCGGCGGCTTGAGTGGATCAGGGTCTGGCGTGACAACCTGCACCACAGTCGCAGTCCCACCCATGTCGAACTGCGTTACCAACCTGTCAGCTAGCGCCGCGAACCTATCGTAAATGCCTGCCATTACACGATAAAGGCGGCAGGTCCACCCCGACACCCCTCCCCATCGTCAGGCTGACAGATGAACGGCAGCAGCTTGGAATAGGCTTGCGGCAGTATGTAACGGTTGGCAGACCACCAGTCGGCAGACTGCGGTTCAGCATACGCCACCTCCAGCACGTCAACCTTCTCTTTAATCACCTGCCCGCCAGCCGTGCCACCACCCCCGAAGATCGGAACGCCAGTAGCGAACGCAAACGCCGCCTCATAAGCCGCCTCCTCAACCCGTTTCGGGACAGTCGGATACAAGTCACGCGGAAAGCTGGCATCATACGACGCCGCAACCCCGCAATACAGATCCTCCAGGCTGTCAACGTAGTCGGATCCGATCTCGCGCACATGCTCAGGCACAGCGTCGGACGGCAAGACACGACCAGTCCTCGCCAGATATGTGGTCATCTCTACGTCAGACCCGTAAGCCAAAGCTGAATCCTCACCTAAAATTCGCTGATGATACAATATAGCAGGACGGCGGTTGTGGCAATTTGGGCTGTCGGCTGTCGAAAAAGCATGACCGTAATCTGCCAAAATACGCTATACCTAAGAAAAACAACAACTTACAACTTACGCATAACCGCAGATATGGATGCGGGTATCTATGTGATACCCATATACGGCAGGCGTATATGGATATGCGAAAATATATATGGGCATGTTTATCCGTAAGTGCGTTATTTTGTAAGGTGTGTATACTACTACTACTACTACTTTAAGAAATAAGTAAGTAATAATAAGGGCTTAGGCATCTCTGACCACATGCTAACCGACCTTACAAAACAACTTACGCTCCAGAAAAAAGCGTTAGGTCCGTTATGGATGCCGTTGTGGATGCACTGAAAATAGCCAAATAGCCGCACAGCACCTAGAAGGCACGCTACAGCCGCGAGTCGTTTTCAGGCTAGGTCGGGTAATGACAGCACCGACTCGCCAGTCCTGAGCGATATTTTATGGGTTGACGGGCATAGAATCGGGTGCTAGACAGGTCACAACGGAAACAGGAGGACGAAATGACCATGAACGAACAGCAGATCGGTGATGCGCTGCGGGCACTAACCAGCGCTCTCACTGAGAAGTTGGGGCGCTACCCTGCACTTGGACCTTACCTGTCGGTTGATGAAACTGGAAAGTGCAGCATCAACATTTACGCCGACCGCATTGATCACTATAAATGCACCGGCCACGCTACGGGTGACACGTTCGCGGAGGCTATCGACGCAGCATGGAGTATCGTCAATGCTATCCAGTCTTGCGAGGACGAAGCTAAAGCCTCATCAGCGGTCGCTAAACTAGAGGCCGAGAACCAGCGGCTGCGCGCGGCTTTACAGCGCGCATACGATCACGTCCTCCGCGACGCACCGGACTGGTTTGAGCGTCACAGCCACGAACAGCGGGCCCTTGAAATAGAGCGGTCCGCAGCCCGCGACGCCCTGCGCAACACAATGGGAGACGATTGATGGCTGAACTGACTTTCCCCAAATCCACAAAGCACGGACAGCGACGTGTGGTTACTATGTGGCGCGATTGGAATGACCTGCGCAAGGCAGTAGCCTCTGGAGACCCTATCCGTGTTCAGGAGGCTTTTGATGAGTGCGAACCTTGGGTTGATTGGTGCTTCGCGGTCGCGGCTGAAAAGACGGAGATTAACCATGGCTGATATTCTAGCATTTACGTTAGGGGTTATTTTCGTGCTGGCGGTTATCCACTGGTTCGCTGGAAAACGCTGATGGTCAGAAAAGGACCGCCCTAACTTATTACCGATGGCCGAACAAACCTACCTATGCCAGTAGGCAGTCGCCCTTGAAGCCCTACGAAACACGGAGATTAACAACCAATGACCACCAGCATCCAACTACCGCCGCTAAAGCCCCTTAAGACGACACCACTACAAGAGCTGATCACTTCCGTCCTGAGCAGGGCTAACAAAGAGGGAATCATCTACATGGGCGACGAGCGAGTATGTCCCGGCATCCACTTCTGCCCAGAATGGGACTACCTAGCGATCTTCGACGGTAGTCCAGAGGCTGCTGCTTGCCCATGCCCGCCAGAAAAGACTCGTTGACAATCCGTGACGACTCGCATACCATACCAGTAACAAAAGGAGGAAACCAAAATGAAACTGTTCCTGACGATCTTAGCTGCTATCGTGGCATCAGCGGTTGTGCTTGCAATCATTTCAGCGATGATTATGATCGGTGATGCTAAAATGTTCGCAATTATCGCTGGGCTTGCCGTAGTTGCAGGAGTCCCGATTATGATTGATCGAGTGCTTGCTCATTTTGGTGGCTGACTGTCATATGAGTCAGAAAGGTAAATGACTATGATGAACATTATCACCCAAATACTCAAAACCATCATCGTGATCGCCCTGGCATTGTTCATTGCTTACTTTGCTGTTGACGCAGTTATAAACGCCATCATGAACAGCGGGACCATCGCGCAGGTAATGTCGCCTGACTTCGACCTGGAGCGTGTGATGGTGGAGGCTTCGGAATGACGCGCTGGCACCCCTTAGACGGCAACATGATCGCAGCAGACTCGCATTACGAGCAATCTCATCCCGGTGACTTCGACGGATGCGACCGATGCGGCGTTTCTTTTGTGCTGCCTGATATTGACGGCTTCCAACACCATCAGGACCGTGACATATACTTCCTGTGCGAATCATGCGCAGATGAAATGAAGGAGGAATATTATGAGCAAGATCTATGACGGCGAACCTGCGTTCCCGCGCAACTACAACGCTGACGGACACAACGGTATGTCGCTGAGGGACTATGTGGCGGTTCAGGCCATGACCGCGTTTTACAGCAGCTTCGACGCGAGGGATGCGAAAACGTCGCGCTTTGACCTTGAAGGCGATGCCAGGCTGTTTTTCGACATTGCCGACGCATTCCTTGCCGCTCGCACCAACCAAGGACTCAACCCATGATTAACCGACTCATTACCGCAGCCGTCCTGACTGTCGCATCGTGCGGTGCGCCTGCATACGCCTCCACGATTAATCTTCCGTGCATCCCAATGGAACGTATGGCTGAATTCCTGTTTGACCGAGGCGAGAAGCCTATTGTAACAGGCATGGACATTGACGGAAATGTAGTGTAGATCTGGCTGGATTGGGATACTAACGAATGGTCCTATGTTGTTACTGACATGGATACGAAGATTTCATGTATGGTGAACCTGGGGTATTCGATGAAGCCATTTTCTTTCAATACGGGGCAGCCAGCGTAAGTTATCGGTGGGCACTATCGAAACAAGCCACACGTTCCAGAACGCTTGCAGGTTTTGGTTGTTAATGCTAAAATGCTAATATCTCATAAACAGAGGCGTTATTTGCAATGACCCGTGGACGCAAAAAAGTAGTCAAGGAAGTAGTAGTCGAGGAGGTGGCGGACAAAAGCCCGTTCCGAATCGTGGAGAAAGGTGGTAAGTTTATCCTTTACCATGGCGGATCGGTGCGGCATGTATTTATGACGCGGGCCAAGGCTGAAGAATACCTGAAGTGGTGCAAGGGATAAAGAAAAGGGGCGCTAATGCGCCCCTAATAATTACCCTGCATCACCTATCAGGCAGGAACTTGCTGGATCCCATCGAGATATCGAAATACCCTCGGCTCTCGCACTTGGACTTCTCCGAAACGACCGATGCCAGGGATGGCATAACCGAACGGCGAGTCTTTATACTCATTGAGGAAGCGGAAAGCAAACGGAACAGGAAGCTCTAGAACATCCAGACTACGCCGATAGGCAATCGCCCGACCGCCGCCGATGATAGTGGTAGTCGCAGCGGTCGCCAGTTCGGGGATCTCCACTATCTGGATAGTGCCACCGCCCGGAACGCCCGCAATCTGGCGGCGAACCCATTCCAGATAGCTGATGCTGCCGTTGAGTGCGTCGGTGAACGTGCCAGCCAGCGCACGATAGGCTAGCGACGGAAGCGCCAGGGTATCAGCCGGAAGCGGACGCGCGCTGTTGACATTAGCAACCGGGCCGAGAACCAGATTGACAATATCGGCGGCAATCTCACCGGCAGTTGCGTTCAGGGTGCCGTCGTTATTGACCCACTGAGTCCCACCTGCGGTCTTAGTGCTGGCAGCGATAGGCGTGATACCGGCCTTATTGATGAGACCAGTCCAGCCCTTTGACGTATCGCCGTCAGGAGTCGCACCAGTCAGCGCAACCGAGTCGATAAACTCTTCCGCTTTCCGGCGAACGATCCGAGCCTTAGTGTCCGGGATATTAAACCCAACGCCCGCAGCCAGTCCGACCTCACCGATATTGGTTTCCCAGCCCAGCGCAAATTCAGCGAATTGAATCTGCGTGGTGCTAGCGCCAACCTCGACCAGCGGAACATCCTTACTATAGGTGTTGATCCACTTGGCAACCCCGACACCATTATCAAACGTGATGCTGGCTGCGTTAGGCTGCCATTCGCCGTAATTGGTATTGACTGGGATAAGGTTCGGATACTGAATATCAGGCAGCGGATCTTGCATGACCCGCACGTTGATATTGGTCAGTTGCGTTTGCAGCACCGAAAGGAGCGATGCATCGCTAATGGTAGTAAATTTCGACATTCTCAATTACTCCTTACGGGGCCGGAGCGGCGGGAATAACCGCAGGCGCAGGTCGATTGATTCGGATCTTGACCAGATTTCCGCTGGTCGCCGTGGTATCAAACTCAACGCCAGGAACAGCGTCGAAGTCGCCAGCAACGTCAGCCCAGCGATCAGTGGCGGCATCGTAACCGGCCTGCGCGCCAGCCGTAGCAGCACCGCCAGCAGCAACCCACATCACGCCCATGGTCCTGATCGAGATGGACTTGCCGACCGGATAACCCGCAGTCGTATCAGCGTCGATGGTCCAGCGCACAACACCCAGCGGGGCGCTCGTGCCATCCCAAGCCTCAGCCTTGAAGTTATCGCCGGTCACACGCTGCACAGGCTGACCCGGTGCAATACCAGTCTCGGAGGCGGTGCGAGTGATCGCGTTCCACTCCTCCATATTTGCATGACCACCAACAAGACCGAAGCCATTGGGATCAGTAAACGGAACAATAGCCATTATTTCGCATCCTTGTTAAAACGCTTATTGATAGCATCAGCAATCAGCGCATTAGCGTCAGGCGTGGGCTTAATGTCAGCCAGTGCCTTGCGCACACTGTCATCAGCATCACCGACAACCAGATACGCGCCCTCAATCTGCGCGTCCGACCAGTCTTTAGCTTTGTCGCCAACCTTGGCAACGACAGCATCGCGCTTAGCTTTCGCAGCAGCCCGATCCGCAACAAGTTTCTCAACTTGCTCGTCAGTCAGCACCTTTGATTTAGCATCAGCCAGTTCCGCTTCCAGACGCCCAATCTCGGCATCCTTCGCGTCAATAGCCGACTTGTGATCTTTAAGGATCGCGACCACGGTATCGGCATCCTTGGCCTCCACCGAAATAGCTTTATCCCCAAAGACAACCGATTTAACCTCAACGGTCATTTCATCGTCCTTTACAGTTACCGGGGTCGCGCCCCATTTATCCGCACTGTCACCAATGCGGGCTTCATGTCCTGCGCGACCTAATGCGCACAGGGCAAGATGATTATGGCGGATATCCACCATGTCATAATCGTAGTCGGCACCATCAGGCGCATCGACCAATCCAGCGGTATAGCCCATAGACAGACCGCGCAGACCGGAATCAATCGCGCGCGAATCTTTCAGCATCGGGTTAACGACCAGCCATTCACCGTCTTTCATGACGGTATCGCCAACCTCACCGACAGCCAGGTCTTTCCAATTATCCGCCGTCACTTCAACGTCAGGATGCCCGAGCGTAACCGGAACGCGGGAAAGCGATTGAATGGAATCTGTATGGAATACTTGCTCAGGCGAACGGTTGATTCGGATCACACCATCGCCAACCATCCCTAATTCGCGGGCAAGGTATTCCTGAACACCAGTCCGCGCAATTCGCGCAGTCGCAACCAGATAACCCTGCGCCGTCTTTCGCGCAGAGCCAATCTGATGTGTATCGGTGAATTTAATTTTCATGCGATCACCATATCATTTTCTTGATCGTCCTGCGAATTGCCCGAATTAACCCAGTCGTTATAGCCTTGCTCTAGACCTTGGAATACGCCTAATTCCGTCCAAGCGTTAACTAGCGGCTCGGAAAGCATTTCAGCATTAAGGATTCCTTTGTCAACTGCAACCCCAGCAGAATCAACCAGAACCTTTGCAACGTCAGCTTTTTCTTTATCAGTCATTTCATTAAGCGAAAGCCAGACGTGATAAATCTCCGGCTTGCTAATTCCCAGTGCAGACCGCTCAATCGCAAGAAACAATGGCGCGCAAATGTGGTCAATATCATTTGACTGCATCGCTGAGATACTGTCATACCACACTTTCAATTCAGTCTCGGAGTTGGTGCCAAGACCACCTGGACGACCGAACAGGATGGAATACGGAATACCCATTGCAGCCGCAACTTCACGCCGCATCGCTTCAATTACGTCAGGCAGCGTTGCGAAGCTAACTTGACGCTGCGTCCATTCTTCCGCCTCTTTATCAAGCACCGCCAGCTTATTTGTCGCTTTCCCCTCGCGGAGCAAGGCGTAACGACCAGCGACCTTCTTGGCATCCTCTGGATCTGCCACTTGGTCAAACAAGCCGCAGACACTGATAATGTCAATGTTAGCTTCCGTGGTCAGCGCAACCACGTTATCGCGCGCAGTCACAGCAGCAATGATAGGCTCCAGCATGTAATCCAACACAGACCGGCCCTCACCAGTCTGTGGATCAGGCGCGTTCACAAACCGAATCATTCGGCTCGGGTGGATCCTGACTGCGGTTGCAGCACCCGTAACCGTGTAATACTCAGGATGGCCAAACCATTCCGACAGAGGGTCAGTAATCAACTGCGACGGGCTGGCCTGATCCTTACGCAGGACGTTGATAAACCGCAGCCCATCACGCCGCACCGAATCAGCCCGGAATTCCATACCAGGATCAGCGCCATCGTCCATGTAGATATAGGCAACACCATACAGGCGCGACATGGATAGAGCCTGCTTTATCTTATGCCGCACACCCAATCGCCGCTCAGTTGCCTCGATCAGGTTGATCTGGTCATCCTCTGCAACCCACTGATAACCGCGCTTGAAGCACTCATCCGGCAGCGCATCAACAGCCGCGCGCGCAAGCCAACTGCGGCGATACCAGTCGTAACCGCCAGACGCAACCGAAAACGGCCCGTCCCGATACCCGGACGAGCCATAGCCAGCGTGTTCAGCCATTGCAGATGTAAAGTCTGCCAGCGCGTCACCTGCCCGGATGGATTTGCTATCAGCCACAAAAGACCCCTTGACTAAATGCTAGCACTATGCCACACATACAGGACAGTTAGCAAAGGAGGCTGCTATGCAAGTTGGTGACAAGGTTATTCTGAGTGATGTAGGTATGAATGATTATGGAGAGGAGCACATTTGTAATCCTTGGTTCACACTTGGAACGATTGAAGGGCCGTCATCTAGCGTGACTGCGGGGTTCATGTTTTATGTTAAGTGGAGCAATGGATACTCAAACGTATATCGTCCAGAAGATCTGAAGGTGATCCAGTGCTGAAGTGGTTTAAAAAGAAGCCAGAACTAACAAAGATTCCAGACCGTGAAATTGCCAACGTAATCGCGTATTGCAATGTTACGCGAGTTGCAGACAAGCCTTATTTCACGATCAACGGAACTGTATGGTCATTCAAAGGAGGTAAGCTGGTCTGCGTCCATAACGGACGGATGGCTGACATTTCGCCTGCCGCACACCTGTTCCTCAACGCGCATCTCAACAAGGTGCCGGTTGTGAGTGTGCATTGATAGCAGCCCGCGCCAACCGCAGCGCGGGCTTCATCACATGAAACTGCCCCAATCGACGCGCGACCTGTGCATGATCGGCTCCAGCGCATACCGCAACGAATCAATCCAATGATTGTTTCCATCAACAGGCACGTCAAGCACGTCGCCGGACAGACGGTCCACTTTCCAGCTATAAGTCGCAAATTCGTTAAGCGTGTTCTTGCAGCTTGGATGGATATACACGCGTCGGAATGAACGAATGAACTGGATCCCATCCTCGACGCTGCCCTTGCCTTTCTTCGCAGGCTCTAGGCGCGGCAGCCCTTTACCCTTGACGTGACTGATCATAGCGGGCTGCGCGCTATCTGCCCGCGTCGCGAATCGGTGGAAATCAGGAATAGCAGCGGCAACCTTCGCCACATCGTCCAATTCGATACCAGGACCACCGGCTTCGTTCCTGATCCAAAGACATTCGTCAGCAACGTATGCGCGAATCATCGCAGTTGGGTCGCTGCTGTATCCCCAGTCCAGACCCTGAACCATGGTCCATTTCTCGCCCGGCTCGAATTCGCGCACCTCGTAACGACCGTTGAAAATCTGGCTCTTGCTGTTCTTGAGATAAGCGCCTTCCCAAATGTGGGAATAGAGCGCATGGTCGAATATCTCAAGGTCGCGCTTCCTGAGTATTTCAAGCCCTTCAGGAAAGAACGGGTTGTCAGAATAGTTGACGTTCCCGACAATAGATCGCGGCGCTTTGTTCTTGATGAACCTGAAGTCAACCGGGCTATTCTCTTTGCGCGGGTTGTAGATAACCCACAATTCCGCTTTAGGCTGGCGGAATACAGTCGCCTCAAGATTGACCCAGGATTGTTCAGGAATGTCCTCCGCTTCCTCAACAATCGTCAAGTCGATCTTTGCTAGTGATTTAATTGACTGCGGGTTACGATCCAGACCCTTGAAGATAAATTGAGTCCCGTTCTTGCCGGTAATTGATTCCTTGGTAACGGTGTAATGCGCTTGCAGCCAAGGGTTCAATTCCAGCGCGTCAATAACCTCACGATAGAAAGATTCCGCAATGCTGTTCTGAAACTGACGCACGGCCAGGATGCGCAAAGGTTCTGCATACCCCCACAAAGCAGCAACAGTCGCGGCACCGACCGACTTGCCGGAACCGCGACCACCTCGCAACACCCTGTATTGATATGCCCCCCTTTCCGCGCCCAGAACGTCAACGAGCGCGGCAGGTAGGTTAACCGTCGCTGTCTGCATCCTTCGGACTCACAGCGACAATCTTGACAGTCTGCGGCGCAAGAGACCCATCAGGATTGCTAATCTCGGTCGGCTGGGTAGGCGCACCGAAGCCGCGATCTTGGCTGTCTTTGAGCAACTTCAAAACTTCAGCGCGGATCTGCCCAAGTTTTTCCTCGTCACCACTGGCGTTATCCAGTGTCTTAGAAAGCGCCTCCACAAGATCAAGCTGCACCTTGGCAGCTAATTCAGCGGCACGAATCTCCGCCTTACGATGGGCGCTAGTTTTTCCACCGGGATTTCCAGATTGACCCGGCTTCCATTGCGCAGGTTTATACGGAAAACTAGACAATTAATCCTCACTTGCATTCAAGTTTACATAATACCTCAACGCATTATACTTTCTTGTCGCCTGAAATCAATTCAGCCGCACCTTTAGACAAATGATATGCGGCAAGTTTCATGTCGCGCTTTCTGATTGCCTCTTTGACTTTAGCGCGGCGTTCGGCGCATGACTTGCAGGGTTTGCGTGGTTGCTTACTCATCGAAGATCCTATCCCCCAGCACAGCGTCAAGCCTCCATGCACCTTCGTCTGTGACGTATAGGGTAGATGAGTGCCCGTTGATCTCACGCCGGATGTAACCTAAGCTGATGCAGCGCCTGATAACAGCGGTCGCGTTTACCTCTGCATTAAATCCAGCATCACGCGTGATGGACGAGACACGGCGCACCCGTCCATCTGGATAATGGACAGTAACGCGCTCACCCTCTGGATAGCCGTCACCGATCGCTTGCAATAGGCGGATTTCGTCCTCCTGAAGCAGGAAGTCAGTCTCAACCCACGGCGGAACTTCGCCCCGATCACGGATTATCTGCAAGCTGTCATCCCAAGACTTTTGCAACAGTTCTCGATACACGTCTTGGTAATCCGGCCTGTCGAAGAAATCTGGTTGGTTAAGCATATCGCCCTCATTGATATTGATTCATTATTGCATCTGCTTGCAGCCATGTCAACCCAATAGAAAACGCGCCACCTGTTACGGTGACGCGCTATGTCGGTGCTGGTTATTGTGGTGACGCTTACTCCATTGGCCGAATCGGTTTAGGGTAGATCGTTCGGAGTCGTTTCCTGCTGTCCATGTCGCACCTCATGACAGCATTTAAGCAGCAACGCGAAGCCTTGTATAATTGGCCTGGTTGGCTGCCGCCGGTGTGCCACCAGTTGGCGGGGATGGCGGGTCTGGCACGTTATGGGATCCTGTCGCCCAGATCAGGAAACTGACGCCGAAATACGGATGGCTCCATAGTTCCTCGCGCTAACCCTCTGGCGTGTGCCGCGTTGTAAGGCTTGGCTGCGCCTTTTCCCACGGATCAGGCGGCGGTGGTTTGGTTGGGAATTGGATGATGTTGGTCATTTACGCCAACCTGTGCCGCTTCATGAGCAAGGAGGTTGCAGCTCTATCCGATCCAGTCACATAGTCAAGAAGGCTTTCCGCCTCATCATCCAGAACTTCATTCATAGCTTCCAGGCGCGTGATGCCATAATGTGCTGCGACGTTGTCGAGGATTTTGTTGATCGTGCGGCGTTCGGTGAGTCCGAAGAATTTGCGGGTGATTTCTGCGTTAGTCATGTTCGTCACTCCGTTTGCGTTTCCTTGTATTATGTATCGCATGACGCGACACTGTAGTCAACAGGAAAATGCACCCGGACGCGAAAATAATCTCACCCCTAAAATTTGCCCCCTGACGGACAAGTCGTATGTCGGGGCGCACAGATACCACAATACCCCGACTCGCCGCCACACGGGCCAGAAGTCGGGGTCTGCGCGCGTTCTAGCCGGTGGTGTTTTCCTGCATGGCGTCGCGGATGGCGGTTAGGGTGGCAATGGCGTCGGCTAGCTCGTCAGTATTAGAAACCCCATTAACGCTCGGCCAGCCATCACCACACACAGTCACATTGCCGTATTTGCCTGGAACGATCTCCAGCCGCGTTACCGTCCGCACTGGGCCGGGTTGGGCGCGCGAGATGATGCGGTATCCATTGTAGAAATCTCGATCTTCCGGCTCTTTCCAATCATCATACTGGACGCAAATGCGACCATGATGCAAAACCACATCAGCCTCAAACATATTGCAGTCCACAACCCTATCGCCCGCCTGCGCCCCAATCTCCTTCAGGGTGCCTACTTCCTTATGTGCGTTACTCATTCTCTCATTCCTCCATGCAATCCGCGCAGGCGATCACCTCTACTCGCCGATCATCCATGACTTAATGCGATTCCAAAATCTAGGCTCCCAATCACCACCCCCACAAAATTCCGTCATTGCTTCCTGACACGGCAGAGGGACAATCTTGTCACCATTAACCTTGTCTGGTATAAGTCTTCCAAACTTCATACAGTGTGGCTTTGTAATATCAACCAACATGCTTACAGCCACGACAACATCAGTCTTGTGTTTGCAGTTCATGCAGCATGGGGCGCTCATTTAGCGCCCCAATTGATCTGATCGTATCCAATCTTCATGGTGATTGCTTCACTCATGCTAATCTCACAGATTCCATACTCTTTGCAGAACTTTTCTGCCGTCTTATTAGCTGGAACCAGCTTGTATCCATCCACCTTGGTGATGCGGTTAAACTTTGCTTTTTTCGGTGCCATGGTGTGTCCCTTTCTCTGTTGATTCTTTATCGCACGTCGCGGCGAGAGGCGCAACAGAAAAATGCACTCAGGACGGATTATTTTTCGCCGGTTCCGTCAATGGCTTGCATGCCGCCCAGGCATCCGCACAATCGTCATGCCTTTGCACGACATGCCATCCAGATACATGATGCCGTCAACATAGGTCAGCCTGGACGCATCGCTGACGTGGCTTGCTTTGCTCGCGGTGACACCCTTGTAAATCAGGATCGTCTCCCCAAGCGCGATGTAGTGTCGGCAGAATTTGTATTGGTTCAGCATGTCCGTTCTCCTTGATTCTGAAGGTATCATGCTGTCGGTGTAGGTGTCAATACTCAACCCAGTCATCCTGCTTACTCCCGTAAAATCCAAACCACCTGCTCCCATCCCCTACGTGCGCGGTCCATTCCCAAGAATCTCCACATCTGCGGAATATCCTGCGCGGTGAGTGCCTACCTTCTGGCTCAAGGTAAAGTGCACCCATCACTGGGTGCACTCCGAGATGCGAGCAATAGCTTCAGATTGCGTGTCGGCCACCTCAATGGTGCCGTGATTGTCGCAGATGGAGAAGAAGGCTCCGAACCGACCTTCACGCTCAACGATACGCAGCGATCCGTTTGCGTTGGCTTCGCGGATGGCGAGGGTAGAAGCGTTCATATCGGCACCTCCTGGGTTATGCGCGGGATTGCGCTTCCGATGGGTTAGTTATCGCATGTGATTCTTGTGGCGTCAAGCACTAATCACACTCCCAGTAAACACCAGACTTTCCGACGCATTGGACTGCCAGTCCCATGTCAAGCGCCTCATTCATGGCTTTTTGATACCCAAAATTCTCTCCAAGAATCACACCCGACCAAAACGCTGCCGCAACTAACGTTGCAGTTACAAATTCCTTCATGCTTCCACCTTCATATTCAAATCGCAGGAGACCTGCTTTTCCTGCCCGCCTGATGGGTGAGTCTGGTTTTTAGGTATCCACCTAGCTTAAAACTGGAGTCGTGGTTGTAGGGTGCCTATCAGCGCCCATAAAACTGACACCCCTCGCCATCAACATCAAACAGATGCCACGCGCAGTTGTCCTTGCCGGTCATCTTGCTGTCTGGAATCCACTTGACACGCCCGATAGAAAGGATCTTGCGCAACAACGGCATGTAGGGCGATGCTTGCTTGGTATGCACCCAATCCGCATCGAACAGCAGCCAAGTCGGACGGAGGCTGGTGAATCGCTCAATCATCGGATGCAGCAACTTGCGGTCCCAAGGTGGGTTGGTGATGATGTGAGTTGCGTCGTGGCAATGACGCGGGTGCAGGCTCTCATATCCATGTGTTGCTGTCAGGATCGGGTGCGGCTCAACATCGCTGGCATATGTGCATATATGACCAGCGGCGGAAAGGTGCTCGATCAGCGCCCCGTCACCTGCGCATGGCTCAACGAATCGCGTCCCAGGCATCAGGTGCGGCAGAAGCGGCTGAACAGCGGCTGCGGGGGTTGGGTAGAAGTCCCGTGGCAGGCGCGCGAATGTGCTGCGTTTTCCCAAGTTGTCCTCCTGTGGTGTGTTGACAGCGGTGATAGCATGGCGGTCGGATGGTGTCAACCCATAACGCCACCTAACGCGAACTTACGGAGCGTTATGAAGAACGTAAGGTGAACATCCTTGAGGGTGGGTATGGCTAAGCCCCTGTATTGTATGTATATTTCTAGAAGTAGTAGTAGTATAGTATAGGCTACCTTACAAAATAACGCACTTACGCAGAAACACGCCCTCATATACAGTATCATCATCATATACGCGCCACGCATATACAGATCACACATATACAGGCGCATCCATATCCGGGTTTTTCCGTAATTTGTAAGGCGCTTGACATGGATGTGCGTATGGTGTATCTGTGCCAATGTCATGCAAGGAGGGAGCTTTGGATTCTGTCTATGCTGTTGTTTTTGATAACAATACTGTAAAGTTCGGCATGTCTGTTGACGCAGAGCGCAGGTTCTCTGATCACAGGAGGGACGCGGCAAGGCATAACGTTTCTGCCCAACACCTCCTCATTGCCACAGTTGACGACATGCGCAGGAGGGAGATAAACCTTCTGTCTGAGGCATCATACCTGATGGAGCATGTTAGCGGTGAAGTGTTCAAGTTCAAAAAACTTCACGATGTTTATGATGTTTTCCGAGCATCCGATCTAGAACCGTTCATTTTTGCATACCGCGCTGGGGTCGGGCTTGTCTTGGACAAAGGGACATTCACCGGCGTCATAACCCCGGCATCGAAGATGCCAACTATTGAGATTGCTGATCGCTGTTATACGAGGTTGATAGATGTCTTGGGAGAGGGGAGAATCCACCATCGTGATATTGTTTCAAGGTGCAGACCCCACAGGAAGGACGATGTGCTGACTGCCTTGAGCAAAGCTGTTAATGATGGGTATGCTGAAAATGCTACATGGGCAGAGCAAGGATGTAGGTTTACGCCGTGGCAGTTGAGCACATTTAGGTTGACTCCTAAAGGCTTTGAAAAGTATAAGATGTAAAAGGGGGCATGAATGAACCAACACATTCAAGATTTTCTCGACGCGGCTGCCCAACACGGGATCGCGATTGCCGATCCTGAAGCGGTTGTGGCAGATGATGCGATCCGTCGCCTGCATATGGTCGGTGACAAGCGGGGCCATCCTAGCGTCAGTTATCAGCTTGGCGGTGACGATGAGTTTGCCTATGGCTGGATCACAGGATGGAAGGTCAGCGGTGAAGCAATCCATTGGCATAGCAAGCCACCGCGCGGTCAGACGCAGGAATGCCGCAAGATTGCCAAGGAACGCGCCGAAGCTAACCGTGCAGCGCGTGAGGCAGAGCGTCAGCGGGTGCGCGAGGAAGGGCAGCGCGAGATTGCACGTGTGTGGGCGGATGCGTTCCCGGCAGTCAGTCACGCATACCTGGAGCGCAAAGGTCTGTCTGTGCATCCTGACCTGCGCGAGTCAGAGGGGTTGCTGCTGATTCCGATGATGCGCGATGGTGCCATGGTCGGGATGCAGACGATCAGCGAAACTGGCGTCAAGCTATTCAAGCCAGGATCCGACACAGCAGGCAGCTACTGCGATATTTCAGGCGACCCTGATACGGTGGTTATCGCGGAGGGTTACGCTACTGGCCTGCGCATTTGGGAGGTTACTGGCTATACGGTTCGAGTTGCCTTCACGGCGGGCCAGATGGTAGCGGTTGCTATCGGCGCGCGGGAACAGTTTCCAGGTGCGCGGCTTATCGTGGCGGCTGACAATGACCAGTGGACATTCAAGGGCGGCAAATGCCCTGCTGACGTGTCGCCGCGCGATGTGCTGGGCGACGATCCGCGCTGGCAGGAATGGCGTGATGCTGGGTTGCTGCACAATGTCGGCATCGAGGCTGCCAAGCAAGCCGCTGGCAAGGCTGGTGGGTGCTACATGGTTGCGCCCACTATCCCGGCTGATGATGCTGGTAAAGGGACTGATTTCGATGATATGGCGCGCCTGATGGGTGTGGATGCTGTCAAGGCTGTGTTCGATGCGGTGCCGGTTCCTGCCGATGACCTGGAGTATATCCCCCCGGTCGATGACACCGAATGGGAAGGTGCTCCAGAACCTGTGAACGTCAGCCATTATGACCGCGTAATGCAGGAGTTGAGACCCCAGGGCTATCTCGGGAAGAAATACTACTTCTTCCCGCGCAGCACCGGAGACATTGAGAAAATGTCAACGGCTGACCTGAAGTCGGATCTGAACCTTTACCACATGGCGCGACAGTCGTTTTATATGTCGATGCTGGAAGACCCTGCGAAAGGGACCGGGAAAGAAGTTGTGACGATGTTTGCACCGATCCTCATGGAAATGTGCAAGGATAAGGGGAAGTTTGATCCTGAGCGGGTGCGCAATGTCGGTATCTGGCGCGATGATTCTGGCGACATTGTGGCGAACCTGGGGATGCAGCTTTACATTCCTGGGCGTGGCTTTGTTGACCATGCTGATTATGAGGGCAAGTCGGTTTACGTTTCTGCGCCTAAGACAGTTGACATTGATGTTGCGCCGTTGAGCAGCGCAGAATCAGTCAAACTGCGCCATATCTGCGAGTCGCTTAGTTGGAAATACGGCATCAGCGGGTCACTCCTTGCTGGCTGGATTTATGCGTCAATCCTGTCTGGCGTATTGCGCTGGCGTCCGCATGTTTTTATCACCGGTCAGAAAGGCTCTGGTAAGTCGGCGGTGATTGAAAAGATCATCCGCAAATGCCTCGACGGATGGTCAGTAAACGAGGATGGCGGCACAACGGAAGCTGGGTTTCGTCGCAAACTAGGCAACCGTGCGCGTCCGGTCGTGTCTGATGAAATGGAAGGCGGCGGTGATAGACAGAAGAATGTTGATTCTGTTTTCTTTCTTGCGCGGAAGTCCAGCATCGGCGCGGAATACTCAAACGCATATGTGGATATTACGGTTCATTCCTGTTTCTGCTTTGGCGCTATCATTCCGTCTATGACTGAGGGCGCGGATCAGGACCGGATTACCGTAATGGAGCTTGTGCCTGATACCGGAGCAGGTGCTAGACAGAAATGGAAAGCAATTGAGCGCGATATTAGAAACACTATCACACGCGACTTCAGCCGAGCATTGATTCGCCGTGCAGTTGATAACGCTAACAACTTCCTTCAAAACGTTGAAGTGTTCGAGGACGAATTGTCAGAGTTGCTTGGGTCCGCGCGGTCTGCGGAACAATTCGCGCCGATGGTCGCAGGGCTGTATGCTCTGCACAGCACGGGATTGATAACGCCAGAACGCGCGCACAATTGGGTTGCGGAACAGGACTGGCAGTTCTTCCATGAGTCGGACGAGGGTAGCGATTCGGAAAAACTTGTCGCACACCTGATGACAAGTCTGATTGAATATCAGTTACTTGACCGAAACACCAAGGCAAGTATTGCGGACCTGATCAAGCATGTGGTAGATGACGGACCTAACACCGAGTCGGCGCGAATCGCGCTTGGCCGGTATGGCTTCAAGGTGGAGGATGGATGGCTTCTGATCGCGAACAGCAAATCGCGCATCGGTGATCTGTTGCGAGGAACGGTCTGGACTGTGCATAAAAACAGCTTGGGCCGCTATCCTGGCGCTGAGAAGGGCGCGGGTCCGATCTGGTTTGGTGCTGGGATTACGAGCCGGTATATCAAGATTCCTCTGGATGGTCTGGTGCGCGAGTATTCCAGCCCGGTTTCAGTTGGTTTTGTGGATGAGGAACCGTTTTGACTATCACCCTATACCCCGACCAAGAGCAACTAAAGCAAGAAATCCGCCAATCCATGCGATCAAGTAAAGCTGTTCTTGCCGTTGCCCAAACAGGATTCGGTAAGACACTCACAGCAGCAAGCATGATGGCTGATGCGGCTAGGAAAGGTAATACAAGCTGGTTTATGGTTCCGCGCCGTGAATTGCTGCGGCAGACCATGCAAAGCCTGTCGGAATACGGGGTTGAATATGGTGTGATTGCAAGTGGGTTCAGGCCGAATCCGTTTGCGCCCATTCAGCTTGTCACGTCTGGAACGGCATCTAGCAGACTAGATAGATTGCAGCCGCCTAATATCCTGTTCCAGGACGAGGCGCATTACTGCGGCGCACAGATTGACA